GGTGGGCAGTCGTGAACCGGCTTCCGGCTGACTGGTTTCCGCGCGAAACCCATGCTGTCTTGGCGCAATACTGCCGACATGTCGTTGCCGCCCGTCGCGTGGCACAGCTCGTCGCGGCGGAAGAGGCTGGCGACTTCGATCTGGGCCGATATGACCAGTTGCTGAAAATGCAGGAGCGGGAAGGCCGGGCGCTATCGTCTCTGGCAACCCGCCTTCGCATCACGCAGCAGGCGACGGTCGATAAGCGGACCCAGAAGCCACAGCAGGGCAAGAAACCTTGGGAAGCGTAAACCGCAAGTCTGCTCCACTGTCGCGGGCTGAGCGCAACATAGCGTGGTGCGAGGAACACCTTCGCATCCCCGAGGGCAAGTTCGTCGGCCAGCCGCTCAAGATGGCCGAGTTCATGAAGGACGACTTTCGGGCGATCTACGACAACCCTCACGGGACGCGGAAGGCAATCATCAGCCGAGGCCGCAAGAACGCGAAGACCACTGAAAGCGCGATGATCCTTCTGCTGCACCTGTGCGGCCCGGAGTATCGGCAAAACAGCCAGCTTTTCAGCGCGGCGCAGTCGAGAGATCAGGCGTCAGTCTTGTTCGCCTTGGCGGCGAAAATGGTTCGCATGTCGCCGGAACTGAACGGCGTCGTGGTGGTCAGGGATACGGCCAAGCAGCTTGCCTGCCCAGAACTTGGAACGCTTTACCGCGCGCTGTCTGCGGAAGCTTCAACGGCATACGGCCTTTCGCCGGTGCTGATCATTCACGACGAACTCGGGCAGGTGAAAGGCCCAAGGGGGGCGCTTTTCGAGGCGATGGAAACGGCGACAGCGGCACAGGAAAACCCGCTGTCGATCATCATCTCGACGCAAGCGCCAACCGATGCGGACCTGCTTTCCGTGCTGATCGACGATGCTCTGAATGGCTCTGACCCTCGCACAGTCTTGCGGTTTCAGACGGCACCGGAAGGAATCGACCCGTTCAGCGATGAAGCCCTGCGGGCAGCAAACCCCGCCTTCGATGTGTTCATGAACCGCGACGAAGTGCGGGCGATGGCCGAAGACGCAAGGCGAATGCCCTCGCGGCAATCGGAGTTCGAGAACCTCGTTCTCAATCGCCGCGTCGATATGAACGCGCCGTTCGTCAGCCGCCGCGTCTGGCAGGATTGCAGCGCGCCGGTGATCGAAAGCTTCAAGGGGCTGCCTGTGTTCGGCGGCCTCGATCTGTCCGAGGTATCCGACCTCACCGCCTTCGTGGCTATGGCGCCGGTGGAAAGCGTCTGGAACGTCAAGCCGACCTTCTGGCTGCCGGGTCACAACCTCGCAGACAAGGCGCGGGCTGACCGTGCGCCATATGACGTCTGGGCCAGAGACGGCTATCTGCAGGCCGCTCCGGGCAAGACGGTCGATTACGAGTATGTCGCGGCGTTCCTGTTCGACTTTTGCCAGGCGAATGACGTCCGCAAGATCGCCTTTGACCGCTGGAACTTCCGCCACCTGAAACCGTGGCTGCTCAAGGCTGGCTTCACCGAAGCGCAAGTCGAAGGCGATGCGGCGATCTTCGTGGAGATGGGGCAGGGGTTCCAATCCATGTCGCCCGCCCTGCGCGATCTGGAAAGCGCGCTGCTGAACGGTCGGATTGCCCACGGTGGCCATCCCGTCCTCGAAATGTGCGCGCGCAACGCGACCGTCCAGTCTGATCCGGCTGGCAACAGAAAGCTGTCCAAGATGAAATCACATGGCCGGATTGACGGAATGGTCGCGCTTTCGATGGCCATGAGCGTGGCCGGTTCCTTCGAGGAAGCCGCCCCCCGCGCGGTTCCGAGGATTCGCCTGCTATGAGCATCATCGATTCACTGCGCGGCATGTTCGACCGTCCGGTCGATGCTGCCCCCATGCGTAAGGTCGAGCCGCCCATCACCTCGCCCAAGAACGCGGTGGACAGTTCGCAGATCAAGCGCGGATCGGGCATCTGGGAGTCGTTCACTGGCAGCACATCCGGCGCGCCTTCCGAAAGCGCGGCAATGGCGGTCACGGCTGTCTATGCCTGCACCACGCTGATTTCCGGCGCTATCTCGTCGCTGCCGATGCATGTCTACAAGCGCGCGCCTGACGGTGATCTGACGCGCGACCCGACCAGCGACCTGTGGTGGATACTCAACGAGCAATGGTGTCCGCGCTGGTCGGCCGCTGCGGGCTGGTCCTTTGTCACCACCTCAAAGCTGCTTCACGGTGACGGCTACGCCGAGATCCTGCGCGGCCCGGGCGGAAAGATTCGCGGGCTTGTTCCTATCCATCCGCAGCGCGTCGATGTGATTGCAACCGCCGACGGTTCGCGCCTGGTCTATAAAGTTCAGCCCGACCCGACGATCACGACGCCCGACGCCAATGCAAGAAGCGTCCGCGTGATCGATCAGGACGACATGCTGCATGTGCCGGGCTTCGGCTTCAACGGTCTGAACGGTCTGTCGGCCCTTCGCAACTCGTTGCGGACTGCGGGGCGTCTGGCAATTTCGGCGCAAGACTTCTCTAAGTCCTTCCTCGAAAACTCGGCGCGGCCTGACTTCGCGCTCAAGACGGACGGCAATCTGAACGACGACGATTTCGCCCAACTCAAAGATCGCCTTGCCGAACATACAGGGCCGACCCGTTCGGGCCTGCCGATGATCCTCGAAGGCGGTCTCGACATCAAAACGCTGACCATGCCGCTCGAGGAAATGCAGCTTCTGGAAACGCGCAAGTTCCAAGTCGAGGAAGTGGCGCGGGCGTTCGGTGTCCAGCCGTTCATGATCGGCCACACCGAAAAGACCAGTTCATGGGGAACGGGCGTCGAGGCGATGGGCGCGGGCTTCGTGCGCTATACCCTCCGCGATCACCTGAACGCGTTCCAGAACGAGATCAACCGCAAGTTCTTCATGACTTCGCGGCAGGTCGCGGAGTTCGACACCACCGAGCTGGAGCGCGGCGACACGAAAGCGATGTTCGAGGCTGTCCGCATCGGCCTTGGCCGCGCTGGTGAGCCGCCGATCCTGACAATCGAAGAAAGCCGCCAAATCCTGCGCCTGCCGAAAGAGATGGTCGGCACCGTTCCAGCCACAGCAGCGCCCGCCGCGCCAACCCAAGGAGGGGTCTGACATGACGCCCTACATCCGCATGCGCCTTGCCAACAAGGACAAGGGTGATTTCCGCGCCGAAGGCAATGTCCTGTGGATTTATGACGCCATCGCCTCGGATGAAGAAGAGGCCATGTGGTTCGGTGGAATTTCCCCCAAGCAGTTCATGCGGGCGCTGGCCGAAACGACCGGCCCCGTGACTGTGCGTGTAAACTCGCCCGGTGGTTCGGTCTTTGGCGCGCAAGCGATGGTCGCCGCGATGCGCGCGCACCCGCAGCCGATAACCGTGCAGGTCGATAGCCTCGCCGCTTCGGCTGCCAGCGTGATCGCCACCTCTGCCAAGACGTTGGTGATGGTTCCCGGCTCGATGCTGATGATCCACAAGGCGTGGAGCCTCGCAGTCGGCAATGAGACCGACATGCACAAGATGGGTGACCTCTTGGCGAAGATCGACGGCGAGATCGCCGCGACCTATGCCGCCCGCGCCGACAAGCCCGCCGATCACTTCCTCGAACTGATGGGCGCTGAAACGTGGCTCACCGCGGAAGAGGCTATGGCCGAAGGGCTTGCAGACGAAATCGTCACGGCAAACACGCAGCGCCCCGCGGCTCAGTGGAACCTCTCGGCCTATGCCAAGGCTCCCGCTGACCCCGCACCCGTCGAGCCTGCACCCGCGCCTGCCGAACCCACCGAAACAGTCGCGCCGGTCGAAGAACCGACCGCTGCCCCCGACATGCAAGCCCGCCGTCAGCGTGAACTCGCTGTGCGTCTGGCTGCATCCGAAATCTGAGCGCGCCGCGCCAGATCACCCCGCCGCCCTGCGGCTCTTTCATCATAGGAGACGGACACCATGTCCATCCAAGCACTGCGTGAGCGGCGCGGCACGATTGCGGCTGCGCTCAAAGAACTGGTTGCAAAGCCCGACTTTGACGCCGTCACTGACCAAGCCACCTACGACAACTCGATGTCCGAGATCGACCGCATCGACGCGTCGATCAAGCGCATCAATGACGCCAACGCCAAGTTGGCCGAGGATGCGTCGAACCACATCCTCGCCGAGTCGCTGGAGCGTCAGGGCCGCGACAAGAACAAGGCGGGCGCTTCGCTCTATGCCAAGTGGCTCAAGGGCGGCGACAAGGCGCTGAACGCGGAAGAGTGGACGACCATCCGCAACACCATGTCGACCACGACCACGACCGAAGGCGGCTTTGCCGTCCAGTCGGATGTCGCGGCGGCGCTGATCGACTCGCTCAAGGCGTTCGGGGGTATGCGTTCGGTGGCGACGATCCTGCGGACGGAGCGCGGCAACCCGCTGTCGTTCCCGACCTCGGACGGCACCTCGGAAGTTGGCGAATGGATCGCTGAAAACGTGACGGCCACCGCTGCCGATCCCGTGTTCGGCTCGCGTTCGCTGCCCGTGTTCAAGGCATCGTCCAAAATCGCGGCGGTCCCGTTCGAACTTCTGCAAGACTCGCAGATCGACATCGAGGCCTTTGTCAACAGCCGCCTCGCCACCCGTCTGGGCCGGATCACCAACACCGGCTACACGATTGGCACCGGCACCGCTCAGCCGACTGGCGTGATCACCGCCGCCACCACCGGCGTCACGGCGGCAAACGCCACTTCGCAGGTCACGGCGATCATCTACGACAGCATCATCAACCTGATCCACTCGGTTGACCCTGCGTATCGTGCGCTCGGCAACTGCAAGTTCATGATGAACGATGCGTCGATCAAGGTGATCCGCCAGATCAAGGACGGCCAGAGCCGCCCGATCTTCGTGCCGGGCTACGAAAGCACGATGGGCGGCGCTGCCTACTCCGCGCCGGACACGCTGTGCGGCTACCCGATCGTGGTCAACCAGGACATCGCGGTCATGGCCGCGAACGCCAAGTCGATCGCGTTCGGAGACTTCAGCTACTACTACATCCGCGATGCGATGGATGTGTCGATGTTCCGCTTCACCGACTCGGCCTATGCCAAACTCGGTCAGGTGGGCTTCCTTGCGTGGATGCGTTCGGGCGGCAACCTGCTCGACACCGGCGCCGTGCGCCTGTTCGTCAACGCCGCCACCTGATCCGTCAGGGTTATCGACTGCACGGGGCGCAGAATGTGCGCCCCGTGTCTTCTGATCCATCAAGGAGCCACCATGCCCGACCGCATCTGGATGCCCGGCGACCTGACGGATTCGGCTGTCACGGTCTCCGATCTCCGCGCTCACCTGCGCGTTGACACCACAGACGAGGACGCGCTGATATCGGCTTACGGGATTGCCGCCACTGCCGCCGTCGAACGCTTCACCCAGCGCCTTCTGGTGCGCCGCTCCTGTGTTCTGCGCCTATGCGACCTGCCCGACGGACAAACGCCTGTCGCGCTGTCTGGCGGCGTGGTTGGGGCTATCACCTCGGTCGTGATCGATGGCGTGACGCTGGCAGGTTGCACCGCGCTCGGCAGCTCGCCCGCGCAGCTCATTCCGCCGTCCGACTGGCCCACCGTCGCCGGTGAAGGCTATCCGGTGGTCATCACCTACACCGCAGGCTTCGTGACTGTGCCTGCCGATCTTCTTGCTGCCGTCATGCTGATCACGGGCGACCTGTATGAGCAGCGGACCAGCAGCAGCGATGCGGCGATGTCGGAAGTCCCCTACAGCGCCCGCGCGCTTATGGCCCCGCACCGGATCATGCCGCGATGATCGGCAAACTCGACCAGCGCGTCACCCTCCAGCGCTCGACCGGCACAGCGGACGGCATCGGCGGCACGACGCAAACATGGGCGAACATCACCACCGCGCCCACCGTCTGGGCCAAAGTCACCCCGCGTATTGGCAGGGAGGCGATGGAAAACGGGCGCATGAACGCCAGTGCCATCGCCACCTTCACGATCCGCTACCGTGACGACATCACCGAACTCGACCGCCTGCAATGGCGCGGCGAGGCATGGAACATCCGCCGGATCATGCGCGTGTCGCAGCGTGGTCTTTATCTCGACATCGATGCTGAGCGGGGCGTGGCGCAGTAACGCGCCCGCTTCCCAGCCTGAAAGGAGCCTGACATGGCAACGATTACCCCGACTTCCCTGTCCGGCCCGGGCGTCCGTGCCGTCACCGAACTCACCCTCGGCGCGTCGGACACCTTCGTCTACGATTCCGGCAAGCCCAACTCGCTGCTCTATCTCCGCAACCCGACCGGCGGCGCGCTTTCGCCCACGATCACGGGCAGCACGGCGTCGGCATCGATCACCGTTAGCGGCTACGGCGTCGTATCGGCGGCGGGCGGATATGCGGTCGGGTCCATCGCAGCTGGTGGCGCGCGCGTGATCCCGCTGGATACGATCAAGCTTTACCTCGACGGCACGATCACCATCACCGGCGGTTCGGGCATCGTCGCGTCGTTCCTGCAATACTGATGGGCTGCACTGTCACGGGCCTCGATGACGTCATCAGGATTCTGGACGACGTTGCCGAGAAATATGTGAAGCCGCTCTCCTCGGACTTCTGCCTCGATGTGGCGGAAGCCATCGCCGAGGAAGCCAAGAAGAACATGGTCGGCCATATCGACAGCGGCGACATGCGCCGTCTGACGGTCGCAGAACGCGGCCAACGGTCGAACTTCGGCATGGCATCCGTGCGCGTCGGGCAGGACGCCTTCTACTGGCGGTTCCTTGAATACGGCGACGGTCCGGACGGGATCGAGCATGCCTTCTTCATGCGCGCCCGTGAAAAGGTGCTTACCAATATCGACAGCGTTGCGGCAAACCGGTTTCGCGACCGCCTCGCCAAACTCATGAAATCCTAGGTCAGCACATGTCGGCAGAAACGGCAGTTCAAGGCGCGCTTTACAACGCGCTGTCCGCGCTTGGCCTGTCGGTGGTCGATGTGGGCAAGGAGACCGCCGACGGGGCCAGCACGACGCCCTTCCCCTATGTCGAGGTTGGTATGGTGGTCATGTCGCCGTTCGACACGGCGGGCGAGACGGGCTTCGACTTCGTGGCGCGGATCCACACGCGCAGCCGGTCGGGTTCGATGGCCGAGGCAAAGACGATCCAAGGCCAGATTTACGACCGCCTGCATCGCGGGTCGCTGACGGTCACAGGCTACCACCACATCACCATCCAGCGCGAACGCAGCGAAGTCATGCGCGCGCCGGACAAGTCCTTCCACGGCGTCTGCGAATACCGCGGGCTAATCGACAAGCCATAAAGGAGACCTATCATGGCAAAAGCAGCCGGGCGGCTTGCCGTCCTGTCCAAAGGCGCGACCCCGATTGGCGGCGTCCGCGTTACCACCTTGGCAGTCGCGAACGAGCCGATCGATGTGACCGACAAGGACAGCGCGGGCATCATCGAACTGCTGGCGGCGGCGTCGACCAAGCAGATCACGCTGAGCGTCGAAGGCGTCTATACCGACCCCGTCCTGCGCGCGATTGCGATGGCCCCGGCGGGTTCGCCGCTCATCACCGATCTCACCTTCAAGTTCGCCGATGCTCTGGCGGCTGCGGATGTGGTCGCGGGCAACTTCTTCATGACCTCGTATGAGGAAGGCAACCCGCACGACGACGCCTCGACCTTTTCGGCCGAGTTCGTTTCCTCCGGCACGTGGACCCTCACCTGATGGCCGATATCAAGATCGTCTTTCGGGGTGACACGTTCACGATCCCCGACACCAAGGCGTTCATGGTGGGCGAGATCGTCGAGGACATTGCCTCGCTGCAAGAAGTGTTCTCGTGGCTCCGGCAACCGCGCTACTTCAAGATGTCGCGCTGCCTCGGTGCCATGCTTCGGTTCGCCGGATCGCGGGCATCCGATGAAGATGTGCATGCCGAGCTGATGGCGCAGCTTTCGGGCGGTCGGGCCGACGAGCTGATCGGCTCGATCTACATGCTGACGGCGGTTCTGATGCATGGCGCACCGGAGTCGAAGAAGGGCGAGGAAGACGAGCCGGAAAAGGCAAACGCTTCGTAAAGGCGGCGTATCAAATCGCCGTCGCCCGTCTCCGCATCCCGCCATCGGAGTTCTGGGCAATGCCCCCCCGCCATTTCTGGTGGCTCGTCGAAACGCTCGATGACGGGGCAAAATCGAAGCGTGGCGGCGGGGCACTGTCCGAACAGGACAAGGCCCAGATGCTCCGGATGATCCAAGACGCGAAAGAAGGCAAACTCTGATGGCGAAAACCGATGTTGTCTTCAACGTCTCGATGGATGACACCCAGCTCATCCAGCATGCGCTGTCGGGGAAAGCCTCTCTCGATGAACTGAAACTCGCATCCGAGAAACTTGACGCAGCTCTCAAGCAAGCCGGAAAGGGCGGCGATAACTTCGGCCAGTCCGTCGCTCGTGCAAAGCGCGAGATGGACAAGATGCGGATGACGTTTGACCCGCTCTATGCCGCGTCGAAGCGATATGAGGCGGCGGTCGAGCGCGTTGATGCGGCCCATGCCAAGGGAGCTATCAACGCGGCGCAGTATCAGGACATGCTGCAAGGGCTGTCCAACAAATACCTTTCGGTCGGAACGGGCGCGAATGTGTTTGCTGGCAAGATGGGCCTTCTCGGAAACCTGTCGGACGGCACGCGAAGCAAGATCCAGCAGGTAGGGTTTCAGGTCCAAGACTTCGCCGTTCAGGTTGGGTCCGGCACCAGCGCGACACAGGCATTCGCGCAGCAGTTCCCGCAGCTTGCCGGGGCTTTCGGTCCGGTCGGCGCCGCCATCGGCACCTTGGCCGCGATTGGCATCCCGCTTCTCGCCGTCGCTTTTTCCGATGCTGCCGCCGAAAGCGAGAAACTGTCCGCCGAGGCCGAGCGCCAGAAGACCGCCATCGACGGCTTGACCGAGGCGACCAGTAAGCTGCGCCTCGAGCGGCAGATGGCGGATACGGGAGTCCAGCTCGAAGACGAGCAAACCGCGATGAACGAGATCAACCGCTTGATGAAAGAGCGGGAAGAGATTCAAGCGCGCATCACCAGCCTGACCTCCACCGATAATGTCGTGGCGTCCCAAGGCGCTGTGCTCAATCAGGCAAAGTATCTGAACGACTCGCAAGAGACCCTGCAGGTGAAGCTCGATACGCTCGACGCCACCCTTAAGGCGCTTCAATACGAGCGCGACATAGACATTGCCGCGCGTCGACGCGCAAATGAACAGCGGCAAGCCTACATCGAGCAAAAGAAGGCGCTGGAAGAGGTCAAAGGCTATATCGCAGCCGTTTTCAATACGGCGCAAGACCTCGAATCCGTCATCAAGAACATGGCGACCATCGATCTGGCCAAGGTGTTCCGCGATGCGGACGCAGCCGCTGGCGGGCTTCTGACGCGCGCAGGCGATGCGCTGAATACGATGGTGCAGATGGCGCAAGCCCAAGCCGCCCTCGATGCCCGCAGCATCGCCAACACGCCCGGAAACGTGGCGTTGGGCAAATACGGGTCGCGCGGGGGCAGCTCGTCGCATGCGATCACCGACGGGTTCGGGCAACCGATCACCGATAGTAGTTCTGGCGGCGGTGGTGGGGGCGGCAAATCCAACCCGCTGCAAGCCCAGCTCGAGGCGCTGCAAAACTCGCTGATGACGCAAGAGCAGGCCGAACTCGACAGCTATGCGCGGCGGCAGGAAACGCTGACGGCTGCGCTCGAGCAAAAAATGATCACGCTCGAGCAATACAATGCCATGTTCGAGCAGCTCCAACAGGAACACTCGGACAAGATGGCGGGCATCGATGCCTTCCGCTACGGCGACGGGCTGCAAAAGGCGGGCGCGTTCCTTGGCGATATGGCCAGCGCGCTGCAAGGCGGCAACGAGCGCATGCAGAAGATCGCCCAGAAGTTCGCCGCCGCCGAAGCCCTGATAAACGCATGGCGTGGCTTCTCGCAGGTTCTGGCCGACCCGACGCTGCCGTGGTGGGCGAAAATCCCGCAGGCTACCGCGCACCTTGCCGCAGGCATGAAAGCCGTCTCCGCGCTTGGTGGTTCCGGTGGTGGTGGCGGTGGTGGCGCGCGGGCTGCATCTGCGTCTGCCCCTGCTGCTGCCTCTGGTGGTGGCGGCCAATACCTCAACTTCCAGTTCAACGGCGGCTGGACCAGCACGGAGGACATGGGCCGTTTCATGGTCAAGGCGATCAACCAAGCCGTGGAGAACGGCGCGCAAATTCGCGGGGCGCGTATCGTATGACCGTCATTTTCCAGAGCGGCTACAGCTTGCCGGGCGGCGATCAACCCCTGCGCAATGCGCGCATCGGTCACAGCCTGAACTGGCTGTCAGGCGGCACCGCGGTTCCGTCCACCACGGCCACGGGATACTTCGCCAACGGGCCGCTGAACTCGCTGACCTATGAACGCTGGAAGCCGTCCGCGATCCCCGCGACATGGGAATACGCGCATGGCTCGTCGGTGACGGTCGATTATGCGGCCATCGCGGGCCACACGCTCTCGGGCTGCACGATCCGGTTCGAGCGGTGGAACGGCGCGGCATGGGTCGCGATCTCGCCCGATACCGCAATCACCGACAATGGCCCGATCTGGCTGATGTTCACGCCCGTCGCAGCCCAACGCCTGCGCTTGAACGTGCTGTCAGGCACGGCACCGGAGGTTGCGGTGATCAAGTTCGGCAAGGCGCTGCAGCTTGAGCAATCAATCTTCGGCGGTCACACACCGATGGATTTCAGCCGCCAGACAGTGCTGCGGTCGAACCGCTCCGAGACCGGGGAATACCTCGGACGCACCAAGCAGCGCACGTTCTACGCCACCTCGTTCAGCTGGGATTACCTATCGACGACCTGGATGGAAGCGAACTGGATCACGCTGCAAAAGGCGGTCGAGTCCGAGCCGTTCTGGATCGTGTGGCGGCCGCTTGATCGGCAGCATGTCGGCTATTGCCAGACCGACAAGACACCCGTGCCGTCGAACATGGGGGTGCGCGATTACATGTCCGTCGAGCTGAGTGTGCGGGGTCTGGCCTATGACTGATATGAGGGCAGCACATGGCGTTTGAGGATACCGCAGGCCGAGAGCCGATCCAGATCGTCGAAATCCTGCAACCGTTCTGCGCGAATACCTTCGGCGTGGCTCCCTGTACCGCCACAGGCACCGCAGACACCAAGTGCTACAACACGCGCGGGTCGTGCCGCGACAGCGCCGGTGCCGCGACCAACTTCGCCTTGGGCACGCCACTCTCGCTGTTCTTCTCGGCGGGTCGCGTGGCCGAGCAGGTCATCAGCGGCGCGCCCTACATCATCCCGTCGCTGATCTCGGTCTCGACCACCCCGACGAAAATCAACCTTGCCGGATCGAACCCCGACAGCTCCGGTCTGGGCAACCGCGCGGTGTGCAACATCGTCTTGCAGGATCACCAGCACAGCGACCGCCGCGTCGATCCCTATGTCGATGGCCGCTCGTGGGATCCGCTGAGCCGCGACCGTGGCAGCTTCTGGACGCGCTGGCTGGTGCGGAACAAATACCGCCAGAACATCGTGATCCGCGTCTACGAGGGCTATTCGGGGCAGGCGTTGTCCGCGATGGTCAAGCGCACGTATTTCCTGCAGTCGATCAACGGGCCGGACGACAGCGGGCGCGTGACGATCCAGGGCAAAGACGTTCTCTCTCGCATCGAGGAACGGAAAGCCCAAGCCCCCGCCGCATCGCCGGGCAAACTCTACATCGGCATCAACGCATCCGTGACCAGCTTCGAGGTCGCGAACGCGGTGGTCGGCGATTACCCCGCCCCCGGCACTGTCCGGATCGGTGACGAGATCATGACCTATTCGGCGGTCACGGCGTCGACGAACGGCGTCACCCTGACCATCACCGCGCGCGGCTCGGACAACTCCATCGCCAACACGCACAGCGCCAACGATACCGTCCAACTTTGCCTGCGCGTCACCAGCCAGCGCGTCGACACGCTGATGCAACTTCTGCTCTCGACCTATGGCGGCATTGATGCGGCCTACCTGAACCTGACCTCATGGGCGACCGAGGTTGACAACTATCGCACCGCCTATCTGTTGACGTCACTGATCACCGAACCGACTGCCGTATCCAAGCTGGTGGCCGAAATCCAAGAGCAGACGCTGGTCTACCTCTGGTGGGATGAACGGCTGGCAAAGGTCGGCATGCGGGCTGTGCGCGGCCTCGATGCCGAGCCGCCGCTGATCACCGCCGAGACGCATATCCTCGAAGGCAGCTTCGGCCTGTCCGAAAAGCCGCGCGAGAGGACATCGCAGGTGTGGGTCTACTATGCCCGCAACGACTACGTGAAAAGCGTGGACGACGCCAAAGCCTATGCCCAGGCCTTCATCCTGTCCGACCTCGTCAGCGAAAGCGCGAACCTCTACGGCGAACCGTCCATCCGCAAGATGTTCGCGCGTTGGCTTCCGTCCGCCGCGCTGGCCAACACGACCGCGTCGAAAATCCTGCTGCGCTATGTCGATGTTCCTTCGACGGTAAATTTCGCGCTGGATGCGAAAGACCGCGCCACATGGGTCGGCGATGTGGTGAAGATCAGCCACCACCTCGACGTTGACCAATACGGCAACCGCCGCATCCGCAACTGGATCATCGTGTCCGCCGAGGAAGTCGTGCCTGGCGAAGTCGTCCAATACGAGGCCGAGGACACCACGCTCTACGGCACCGTCAACTACGTCATGGCCACGGGTGCCGCGAACTATCCCGGGCCGACGCTCAAGCCCTTCAAGAACGCCTACATCGGCAATTCGGCTGGCCTGCTGTCCGATGGCACCCCCTGCGCGAGGATCACATGACCGTCTATACCGTAATCCCCAACGGCGACATCGATCAGGACAGCCCGATCACCCAGCCGCTGCTGACGGCACTGCGGGATAATGTGCTGGCCATCCAAGAGGGCGACACAACCGCGCCGAAAATCTTGCCGCGCGCCTTGGACCTGTATCTCGGCGATGTGACGTTCACCGGAACCACGGCGGCGGGGCTTTCATCGCTGACGGGCATCGACGGCATCTTCTTCTGGTGGTCGGGGAACAACACATCCGGCGCATCGCGGACGATGGAAGTGCGCTTTTCCAACGACAACGGCACGACATGGGGGGCTTACCAGACCTTCGTTGCTATCAGCGGCGCAAGCACCACCGCATCGCATGGCTTCGGGATGATCAGCCTGACGACGGGGCAAATGCGCGCAACGTCGAGCAACGCCACAGCCCAACTCAGCGCCACCTACACCGTGCCAGCAAACACCAATGCTTTTCAATTCCGCTACAGCGCGGCCACCGCGACGGGCGACTTCAAGGTGTTCGGCTTTGGCGCAACTTCGTAAGGGGCTTTGACGATGGGAACGATACTTGACCTTGCCACGGGCGAACTGATCGAAATCGAGGACGCGCCGCCGGAAACGATCATCCCCACCCGCGCCGATGTGAACGCGGAACGCGACAGGCGGCTGAACGGCACTTTCAGCTTCATGGGCGTCTCGTTCAACTGTGACCGGATCAGCCTGCAACGCATTGCAGGCGCGGCTTCACAGGCGGGCTTCTATATTTTCAGCGGCGGCACCCCGACGTCCACCTTCTGGCATGGCGGGGCGATGCCGTTCGCATGGATCGCATCTGACGACAGCACGGTCGTGATGGACGCGGCCACAACGCTGGCCTTCGGCCAGGCGGCCGCGACCAACGAAGGCGCAATCGTGTTCGCGGCGCGTGACCTCAAACTCATGGACCCGATCCCCGCCGACTATGCCGACGACACCTACTGGCCGCAGGGATAAGTCATGGAAGCCATTGTCCGCGCCCTCGCATTGCGCCACGACTCCATCGAAATGAACCAGTGGGTTTCGCGCTGGATGCAAGTCGGTCTCTACATCATCGGCGCAAGCTTTTGGGTCGATGCCCGCATGGGCCACGACAGCTTCGATACGGCGATCTATGGCCGCATCGCAACATCGATCCCCGCCGAAATATGGGCAGGGGCAATGATGATCGGGGCCGCTCTGTGCTTCGTCGGGCTGGTCAACCCGATCAAGCGCCGCCTGCTGTTCGCGGGCGGGCTGATCAACGCCGTGCAATTCCTGCTTCTGGCCGCGTCCGCCATCTGCACGGGCGGCGAACTGGTCATCGGTTTATTCGGGTCGATCTTCTTCGCGCCCTTCTACGTTTGGTTGATGCGCGAGGGGCTGCGGCATGGGGTGGAATGAATTTCTGAGTGTCTCGACCGCAGTTGGCCCGACGGGTGCTGTGCTGCTCTACATGATCACCAACGCCCGCCGCGCCCCCGAAGGCGACAAGCTCGATCTGCGCGCCGAGTTTGTCGAGCTGCGCGGCACATGCACCAAGTTATTGGAACGCATGGCGGCGGTAGAAGCAATCCTTGAGGAACGCAAATGAGACCGCTGAACGAGATCATCGTCCATTGCACGGCCACGCGCCCGAAGTGGATGGAAGCCGGTTCGACATCGCAAAAGGTGGCCGAGGTCCGTCGCTGGCACATGCAGGATCGGGGATGGTCGGATATCGGCTACCACTTCCTGATCGACCGCGACGGCACCGTTGCACATGGCCGCGACATTGCCCGCGTCGGCGCTCACACCCAAGGACGCAACACCGGAACTATCGGCGTTTCGCTGTTCGGCGGGTTCGAGTCCAGCGCGACTGACAAATTCGCGGAAAACTACACCCCCGAACAAGACCGCGCCTTGCGGGGGCTGATCGACAAGCTGCGCGCGCAATACGGGCCTCTCGCTCTCTCTGGCCATAACCAGTGGGCGCAGAAAGCCTGTCCCGGCTTCAACGTGCCTGCGTGGCACAACGGAAAGGAAACGCCATGAATACCCAAGCCGAACAAATCTGGGGTCTTGTCCGCACCATCCTCGCTGCTCTCGGCGGCGTGGCTGTTGGCAAGGGCTGGATCGACAGCGAAACCATGACGGCCATCGTCGGCGGGCTTGGCACGATCTTCGTCGCCGTCTGGTCGTGGCGGTCGAAGAAAGCCGCCTGATGGGCTGGCTCGTCGCCATCATCAACCTCGTGAGGGGCGCATATACCGCGCTCCTCGCGTTCCGGCTCAAGCGCGAGACCGTGCGGGCCGATACTGCCGAGGCTGATGCAGCGGCGGCAGAAAGCTACATCACAGGGCGAAAGGATATCGACCATGCGGCACTTGCCTCTGATGCTGCTGATGCTCGTCGCAGCCTGCGCGACCGCAACGCCCGCCGTATCGCCGAGGAGCGGTGACGCCTTCTGCGATGCGATCCTGCCCGACGTTGACCGCCATTCGGTCGCCCTGGTCGATGAAGCCTCGGATGCAGCCGTTCTGACCGGGCAGCATGTCATCGCGAAGATCGACGCCTTCTGCGGCGTCAAATGAGACGCTGGCCCATCCGCCGCCACCGTAGCTGGTGGCACCGCCGCTGAACTGACCCCAGCCGAAACCTGAACAACCGGCCCGCCATGCGGTGCTGGCCAATTCCGCATGCATAGGAGCCTGCACCATGTCCAAGAGCGACACCTTCGAGAATGACATTCTCAAGCTGATCTTCAACGCCACCGCCATTGCCAACATCGCCGACAACGCCGCGACCTCGCCGCTGACGCAGCTTTTCCTGTCGCTGCACACCGCCGATCCGGGCGAGGCTGGCACGATGGCGACGAACGAAATCGCCTACACCAGCTATGCGCGCGTCGGCGTCAACCGCAATGCGGGCGGCTTCACCGTGACGGGCAACTCCTGCACCCTGACCGCCGCCGTCAGCTTCCCGGCATGCACGGGCGGCACCGCGACGGCCACGCACTTCTCGGTCGGCGTGGCATCGTCCGGCGCGGTCAAAGTCCTCTACAAGGGCGCGATCTCTCCGACGATTGCAGTGTCGACGGGCGTGACGCCGCAGCTCACCACCGGCACCACCATCACCGAGGATTGATGGCATGCCGAAACTCGTAAACCGCGCAGGCATGAACACGGCCACCACCGGCACAGGCACGGTTACGCTTGGCACGGCTGTCACGGGCTTTCGGGACTTCGCAACCGCAGGCGTGGCAAACGCCGACGTTGTGCCTTACCTCATCAAGGAAGGCACGACTTGGGAGCTTGGGACGGGGACTTACACCGCATCCGGCACCACGCTTTCGCGGACGCTGCGATCTTCTTCGACGGGTGCGCTGCTGTCGCTGACGGGATCGGCGCAAGTGTTCATCGTGGCTGCGACCGAGGACACAGCGCCATATGACGCGGCGACTTCGGTCATTGAACTTCCGGCGGCCTCGGCTGAACCGTCCACCCCTGCGGCTGGCTTTCTCCGCACCTATGCGCGGTCTGTGGGGGGCAGGACGGTATTCAAGGTCAAGGGTCCGTCTGGCATCGACTACCCGCTGCAATCCGCCATGTGGGCTGCGTCTCAGTATGTCTGGACGCCTACCAACGCGACAGGCGGGCTGTGGACGGGAACCATCGGCGCGGGGGCTGGCACCTATACCACCGCAACGCCCGCGACGACCTCGCTTTTCACCACCCTCAAGCGGGCGCGGTATTCCAACGTCGTCACCACGGCAAACCAAGTCTTGGGCCAGCGCAATACCGAGGCTCTATTCTTTCGTGGCGGCGGCACGGGCGGCGGTTACTTTTTCTCGGCGCGGTTCGGGTTCGACACTTGGGCCAACGGCGGGCGCATGTTCGCAGGGCTTCACACGGCGACCACGGTTATCAGTGGCGACCCTTCGGCGCATAACGACGCTTGCGGCTTCTGCGTTGATGCTGCGGATGCGGGCGTGATCTCTTTTGTGACGCGCAACACGACCACGGCAACCAAGGCCAGCACAGGCTTCACGATTGTCGCGGGCAAGGGCTACGATGTGCAATTCTTCTGCGCCCCGTCCGGTGCGGCTATCGGCTGGCGGATCGTGGATATCAACGCCGGAACCGAGGCCAGCGGGTCGGCGACGGCCACGCTGCCCACGACGACAACCTTCACGACTGCGGGTGTCCTTGCATCCAACGGGGCTGTGACGCCTGTCGATAGCGTCCGCCTGAACCTTTCGCGGATCTACATCGAATCCGATTACGCATAACGGGGGCGGGTAATGCTTGGCTTTTCCGCCATTGGCGAGTTTCCGATTGCCGACAACGGCATTGCGGTAACGACCAATGTCCAACCCGCCTATGTCTCCATCGGGACGCGCCAGAACAACGCCCTCATCACCAGCAGGACGCCGCCGCTTCCGACCACGCTGACCGCTGGCGATATCCTGATTGCCACGGTCGGGACGCTCGACAACCAGACGCATATCCTGTCGTCCGGTGCAGGCTGGGTGGCCGTTCCGTCCATGCCACAGACCAACGTCGGCGCGGCGCTTACTGTGTCGTTCTGGTGGCGCGTGGTCGATGGCACTGAAACCGCGCCAACGTTCTCATGGACTACTGCAACGCCCGCCTTCGCGCAGATCGACCAATACAGCCGCGCAAACCTCGATACCGCTGCACCATTCGGCAACATCGGCACCATCTCGACCGGAACAGGCACGACCGCCACGGCTTCGGCTGTCACCTCGACCCGCGATGAAAGCGTGTTCCGCTACATCATCGTGTCGGACCAGAACACGGCGGTTTCCGTCCCGACTGGATGGGTCGAACGCTACGATAACGGATCGTCAACCGTCGTCAGCCGGAACGTCGCTGGCGACAAGGCGGGCGGCGGCTCCGGGCAATCGTCGGGCAGCATCAGCGCCACGGTTGGTTCGGGCAACTGGCTTGCGGTCGTATTTGAACTCAAGGCCGCTCAGGCTGGAAGTTCGTCGTCCGCAGCCGGTTCATCCGCAGGGGCCGCAACGGTCACGGGCGTCGGTGCGGCCATCGTGGCCTCTGTTGGCTCGTCTGCCGCCGCAGCCACCACGGCAGGCGTCGGCGCATCGACCGCCACCGCAGCCGGATCGTCGGCAGGCGCTGCGACGGTCACGGGTGCTGCATCGTCCATCGCATCCGCAACTGGCACATCCGCAGGCGTTGCAGCCGCATCTGGCGTCGGCTCATCCGTGGCGGCTGCTGCTGGTTCCTCGGCGGGCGCTGCCACGGCTGCGGGCGTCGGGGCGTCTCTCGGCACATCTAGCGGCGCAGGATCGAGCGCAGGGGCCGCAACTGTCTCCGGTGTTGGCGCATCCATCGCCGCCGCCGATGGCACATCGAGCGGCGCTGCCACGGCGGCAGGCACGGGTGCAGCCACCGCAACCAGTTCGGGCGCATCGGCTGGCGTGGCATCGGTTACTGGTGTCGGCGCATCGATAGCGGCAGGCGCAGGCTCGTCTGCCGGTGTCGCTACGGTCACAGGCACATCAGGCTCCGGATCGATCGGTTCCAGCGCGGGCAGCAGCGCAGGCGTGGCCACTGTCACAGGTGTCGGCGCATCGGCCGCGGCGGGTCAGGGCGCATCTGCGGGGCAGGCCACCGTCAGCGGCGCTGGCAGTGCCATTGCAGCCGCGTCAGGCACATCGGCGGGAGTTGCGACAGTAGTATCGGGCGCAGGACGCGCCACAGCGGCCTCTGCGGGGTCGTCCGTGGCTGGTGCGTCTGTAACAGGCGTCGGGGCATCCCGTGCAGCAGCGGCTGGCTCTGCAGCTGGGTCGGCCACTGTGGCGGGCGTCGGGGCGGCGATCACGTTCGGCGCTGATCCGACAATCGAGATCTTGGCGACATGGCGCGCTGTCAGCCTGTCCGGCGGATGGGCCGCGCGTGTGCTATCTGCAACCATGCCATCCCGATCCATCCCCGCAGTCTGGCCCGCTGACGAATCCGCCGCTGATTGGCCCGACATCGAAATACCCGCTCAATGGAGGGCAGCATGAACCTGACGCACTATTCCGGCGACGACCTGGTGATTTCGGTGCCGGTCACATTCGATGTCGGCGCGCCTGTCTCGTCGCTCACCGGCGGCGCTGCAACGGCCATCGCGCGGCGTCGGGATCAGACCGGATCGGCAGTAAACGGCACGGCAGTCATTCAGCCAGGCGGCGCGTCCATCGTGGCGACATTCGCGGACGGTGCGTTCTCGGCTGGGGTCTATGCGTTGCAAGTCAAAGCCACGGTCTCCGGCATCACGCAGACGCTGGTCGACGCGCAGGTGACGGTGCTGGCCAGCTTGTGAAGTGGCGCGGCGGCGGTTATCCTGCGGCGCTAAAGTGGCCCTTCGCTGACCACGACCTCAACGCCCTGATATTCCCCAACGACACGACCCCACCTTTTCCCATCCATGCGTCCGACTTCTCGGCGAAACTCCACAATTTCATCGCGCGTATTTTGCGGCTGGTGATCAATTTCAGGTCTCAGCGTTGCTGTAATTGGCAGCATGGCAACAACGCGGAAGCATTCTCCATCACGCCACAAATGGCCGGAACTCTGCCACGCCTCGCGGATGATCTGTTCCTTGTCCATCACTCACTCCATCATAGCGCAAGCCCCACGGCCTGCTTTGCGACGCTGCAAGGCGTCAGGGTTGCGGTTTACAAGCGTTCGCGCAAGCCATTGATATCTATCGCGTCACTTTTCTGTCGGTTTACCGCGCAAGATGTTGAAATTGCACAGTTTCCGCACTCCTCCCGGAATCGCCACCCACGCCGTAACTTATTGATTTATCGAAAAAGTTACGCCTCACGCGGGAACGGTTTACCGTTTAGCGTTCCCGCTATGACCCCGCGCCGATTGAATCGGTCGGTGTATTCCTGCACCTCCTCAAGCGTCACATGTCCGACCCAAGCCTGCATGACCGTGATCGGCAAGCCATGCTCGGCCATCTGGATCATGCGATACTTTCGCAGCCCGTGCGCTGTCTTGCCTGCCAATCCAGCCTTTCGCGCGGCGGCGGCGAACCATTGGCTAACGCCCTTTTGCGTCCTTGGCTTGCCGTAGGCGGTCAGAAGATACACAAGCGCCCGCGTATCCTTGACGCATTGCATTAGGTCTAGGCGCTGCGCCTCAAGTCCAAACGCGGGGCAGGACCACGGCACATGCTGCGGGTTGCCTGTCTTGTGCTGGATGAATGACAGCACCCCGTCATTGCCGATCATCTGCGGGCCAATGGCTACGGCATCAATGCACCGCGCCCCCGTCCATTGGACCAACTCGAAAGCCTTGCGCTCCTCAGTCCCAATAGGCCAGCACGCGCGGAAGGCGGCAACGTCCGCGTCTGTCCAAGGCGCATGACCGCCCGTCTTGGGCATGCGCTTCTTTTTCACGCCGTAGGATACGTCCGTTGCCGTCATGCCCTTCACGCGCCAAAACTCGGCAAGTTTGCGCCAAGCCTTTAGGCGTGACGATGCAACAGCGGGGGAAAGCGGTTCCAAATCCTCCCCGATGTGTTGCGGTTTCAGGTGCGCCAGTTTCGCCTTTGTGCCTTGGGCTTTGATCTTCTCGACATGTCGCCGGATTACCGACCGATAGGCGGGCTTTAGGTCGCTGTATGTCCGTGAGGCAAGGTAAGCTTCGCACCCGGCGGCAACTGTATCTGGCGCGGCCCTTGACCGCTTGGCGGGGGCGGTTTGTTCCTCTGCCAGCCATGCCGCGATGAATGCAGGATCATCCTCTGGTATGCCGCTTGGCAGGGGCTTGCGGGTGCGGCGATGATACCTATGGACGGTATCGCCTTTCGTCACCCTGTGGACCCTTGGCAGCTTCATTGGCGACCGAACGCCCCGTTGCATGTGTTGTCCTCATCGCCTTCTGTCGGTAGGGCAGAAGCGTATGCGTCAAGGTCTAGCCTGTCGTAAAGCCTTTTCCCGTCCAGCACCTTGCGCGGGATCGGCAAGGCGCGAAGTTTCGTCGCGGAAACCCCGATATATGCGGCTGCATCCGGGGCAGGAAGCAAGCGCGGCGCGAAGCTGATGTGCTTCATTCGCCCCCCTGTGCCTTGACAGCATCTTCCGGCCACCATTGCCCATCGATCTTGACGCGGCAAATGCTATGCTCGGTCAATTCGACTTCGCGCGGCGACCACTTTTCAGCGCACCGTTCCAATCCGATGCGGATGAGGTTCTCGCCCCAATCTTGGCTTTTCTCGGTTGCTGCAATGGCCAAGAACGAAATCGGTATGCCAGCGACAACCGCGACAAAAATTGCCTTCCACATCACGCGCCCCCCTTTCGATCTTCGCTGTCGATGCGCGGCCTTGGGTCGCGGTATCCATCCACCTTGCACCGTTGCTGTGGCAGCAGGATCGACGGGTGCGACTTGGGCCTGACAACGGCGCATTGCGGGCAAGGCACCCCGTAAAGGGCGCGGCGCTCCCTGCGGCTGTCGCGCAAGTCGTTGAAGTGGTCGCCCATATCACCCATCACGCGCCCCCCTTTGCCGCTGCGATGGCGGCGCGGGCGGCGGATACCGCATCCGTCAAAGACTTCGGCTCGGCATTGGCAAGGTCAACTTCGTCGTATTCAATGACAAGCTGCTCCAACGCCTCCACCAGCGCGGCCACCTTCGCCTCGGCGGCTTCGGCTCGGGCCGCCCATGCCTTTCTGACACGGTGTTGCTCTTGCAACTCCACATCCAGCCGCGCAATCGTCGCGGCGTCGGCTTCAATGCGGGCGGCGGCTCTACCCATAAGCCATGCATCAGTGTCAGACCGTACCCCCGCAGCTTTTTGCAGGTCGCTCACCAGATCGTCAGTCATGGGGTGTCTCCGTCATGTGCTTGCGTGCGCGTGTTTCCCAATCGTGCAGGTCGCGCTGGAATTGGTCCTCGGCCCAAAGTTGCGGGGTCAGGCTGCGATACTCGATCACCCGCCACGGTTCGCAGTCGGCATTGTGGCGCGCGACATAACGATCAAACGTGCCGTCTGCCTGCCAGCCTTCGGAGTCTCCTGACGCCGCAAGGGAGTCGACGCGACGATGCACGGCATCCAGATTGCGCCCCCGCACGGTCAGGTTAAGAGCCTCGTTCAGTAGATTAGCGCATGTGGCACAGGTCATGCTTTGCCCTCCACTTCCAGCGCCCGCAGGATGGCCAGCAACCATGCGCGGGCGGGGTTGCCTTCGATGCGCTCTGAATACATCACAGTGATCACGCGACCCCCTTTCCA